CGAGGGCGATTCAGGCACAAGAAATTGGATGATTCAAGAGGCTGGTCAACAGCATCAGTTGCCTGAAGTGATTCTTGATGCGGCTACTGGAAAATCAAAAGATAGCCCAACAGGTGGCAAGGCTTTAATTGACCAAGACCTTGCAAACTTAGAAACAAAAAAGCGACTTGGTTTTGCCGACTATGGATTGATAACCCTGCCTAGCGGCGTGCAACTTGATTTGCCACCCACAACTGTGGCGGAACGCCAAGCAGATATAGATAAGCAGAACCAAGCAAGCCAAGCTGAGTTAGAAAGTAGAACCGAGCAGACTCGTATCCAACAAGAGACGCAAGCCAGATTGTTGGAACAGCAACGGGCGTTGTACGAGTATGAAATGGAGCGCTTACGTCAAGAGCGTGCGCAAGCTGGTCAAAGGCACAACATCATTACGGGTCAGACTAAGGCGGCGGCTCCTCTACAGAGGGCGCTTACTAAAGCTGAGACCGACGCTGAGATTGCCCGTCGTAAGCTGGCGCGTGCGCAACAACAGCCAAACGCCGCAGGGCGCGTGCTTGAGAGGGCAGGTGTAGCCACCACTGGCCCCGCAAAAGCTGGCGCATTGCCAAGAGCCTTTACAGGTGCTGGGGCCACCTACCTTGGCGTAATGAGTTACCAAGAGGCTTTGCAACGCTTTAATGCTGGAGACACCAGCGAGGGCGTTTTAAAGGCTTTGCAAGCGGGTTCTGCGGCGGCGGCTATGCTACCCCCAGTAGGCAAGACAATGACCAAGGCACGGGGCGCTGGTGCGCTTGGTATGGCTGGCACATATGGATATGAAGGGGTCAGACGACTTTTGAAAGACCGTCCGCCCGAATAATGATTTAAGGAGCAGTTGCCACTCTCCTCTTTGCCCCCCTTTAATCGGGGGGGCTTTTTTTATGCGTGTCCAGCGGTACACATCAAGAGCATTTGGGTTTGTGCAAACTGCTCTTCTGCTTGATGGACGCCATCATCAAACCCTTGTTGGTATGCCTCAAGGCAGGCAAAAGCCAGAGTCGCCTCTGGGTCGCGCCGACCTTCTTCATATTGTTTTGCCAAGTGCGTGATGAGGCTGATGTCCATGACTATGCGGGCCGTTGGTTTTCTAGAGCGTTACCCACTGCGGCGTTCATGTCCTTGACAATCTCAACGCAACGGGCGTGTTCTTTCCGAGCATACTCCACAGCCACATACAACTCAATGTTGTGTGCAAACTGCATGATGTCTACCTCGTCCGCAATCAGGGGGTCTTTGCGTGGTCGGTCGCTTTGAAAGAAGATTTGTTTGATGGTTTCTTCGCTCAACATTTTCAATCCTTATTTGTGAGAGTTTTTGAGTTGCCAAAATTGTAGGAGGTTTACGAACATCTCCCAGCCACGGTCAAGGTCTTCAAGGCTCCATTCCTTCACCACGACGAGGTCGGGGACGCTACGGGACACAAAGACGTTTGCACAGCGTGCTTTGGGGATGCCTAAACCAACTCGATAAGCTGAGAGTTGCATAAGATGCTCGTCGTAGCCATCAACCTTTGCGGGGTCAGAGAACTCTTTGGTTTTGATGTCAATGACGACGTTTGTGGAGCCAGCGCAAAATAAGTCGCACTTACCGCCAAAACCAAGTTCATGTGCAAACGAACGCTCGGACACCCATACTTGGTCTCCAAAATGTTCTTTGATTGCCTTTTCGCAAGCGGTAACACTCTCTTGGTGTTTTCCTGTCGGGTTGTTTTCATAAAAGCCTTGAATAGATGCATGGATGTCAGTTCCCGCATCCGCCGCCGAGCGACCCTGTTCTTTGGAATCGTTAATGATTCGATTGATGTATTCCGTTTCAGGTTCGTCGGGGCGGCGGGGAAGGGTAAGCGCGGCAAGCAACACCTGTTGCTGAAGCCACGCGAGTAGCGCTGGTTTAGCGGCTACGTTCAGCACTGTCGTTACCGACGGCACTAGGTTCATGGTGCGTGCGTCTCTAAGGGTGGTATTACGGGGTGAACCGTCCTTCTTAGATGGCACAGTGTACTGCGGTAAACCGTCGCGGGTGTACCAATGATTTGATTCGCTTGCGCGTATTGCGGGTGTCGTTATGGTCATATCTTTCCTATTGAAATTCTTGGGCATCTGCCCAGTTGTACCAGCGCGTGACAAATTTCTTGAGGTCATCAAAAGACTTGCCGCGCACCCTGAAGCGTCCGTCCGAGCAGAGTTGCTCAAACCTTTCAACCACCGTCTCGCCATCCGTGTTGCCTTGGATGATGACCACAGTGAACTGGGGTTGCCTTGCCAGATTGCGCAGTAGCAACCCCTGTCCTTGGCTGATGCTTTCACCGTCCCGCTTCCATTCACCAACAAAGAATTTGCACTTGCGTTCAAACACCATGTCAATGTCGCAGGGCGTCGCTTTTGGATTAGTCTCAATCAGTCCTTTGAACTGGAAGAAATCAATGTGCGCCGCGTTTTGGTTACGCATGAGCCTCATGGTCAGAAGGGGATGTCATCATCCATGTCGTCAAAGCCACTAGAAGGGGCTTTAGCGGGCGCTGGAGCGCTTGAACCGCCTCGTGCCTGCCACTCTGGCGACTTCTCAATTTTCTCCCTCAGACCGTTGCTGAAGCTGTCAAACAGCGCCATGTCGGGTTCGTCGATAGAGAACAACTTCAACTCGTTGTGGCCTTGAGGTATTCCAGCCTTTTTGATGGCTGGTGGCACAGACATGATGGCGGCAATATTGGTGTACTCCTTGCCGTTGTTGCCCATAGCCTTGATGACCGAAATCATCGCCCACGCGCCTAGCACGTTCTTGAGTTCAAAGCCACGCAACTCGTCTGCGGTGAACTCACGTCCACGCCACGTTTGCAGGTCTTTGCGCAGGGTAGCCATCTCCGCCAGCGAGAGCGTAAAGTTCTTGCTGATTGACATTGGTTCACCCTTGCCTGTGACAATAGGGTCGCCGCTCTCGTCTTCGCCATGCACCTCAAATTGCAACATCACTTTGGGCAGTTTTTTGACCGTTCCAAGGTAAGTTGATTCTTGAGTTCCCAAGTCAATGACTCGGTAGCACCGTGCAAGGTGCATTCCTTGCGGGACAGGGGTAAATTCACCACCGCCGCCGCCACTTTCTTTCGCTATTAAAGCCATCATTCGCTCCTAATTGATACAGTTTCTAAGGTCACAATTGGACGCTTGGACAGCCCGCATTCACTGCGGATGATGTTCCAGTCGTCCTCGGTAGCAACGCCTGCCTTGGCTTTTTCCAAAGCCTCCTCAAGCATTTGCATTCTTTCCAACATGAGTTGGTGCATTTCGTCTTCGCTGTGCATACGTTCGCTTTCGAGTTAAACACGCCCAAGTGTATCATGTTTAATTTGGTGTTGCACAACATTTTTTTTTGGTGTAACATCCGCTTAACCAAGAAAGGGATACGATGACACTTCAAGAATATTTTCAGGACAAACCAAGGGGGACGATGATTGCTTTAGCACGCAAGCTGGGCATCAGCAAGACATGGTTCTCTTTGATTGTGACTGGGCGACGACTACCTAGCCCAGAACTAGCCCGCGACATTGAGTTGCACACAGGTAGGAAAGTGAAGAGGGCTGAACTTCGGCCCGACATTTTTGGAAAGACAGCGAAATGATATGGTACAAATTCCACATCGGTGATTACCTCACACACACGGTTCATCTCAGTGATGCTGAGGACTTGGCGTACCGACGCCTGCTTGACCTGTACTACATGAGCGAGAAGGAAATCCCACTCGATACCGAATCGGTTGCGAGAAAGATACGCCTAGATTTGGACATAACCGAATCGGTTTTGAACGAATTCTTTGAACGTACCGAAACAGGGTATTTTAACAATCGTTGCCATGTCGAAGTTACGAAGTATCAACATCAAGTTGAAAATAATCGACAACTCGGAAAGCGAGGCGGCAGGCCGTCAAAAACCGAATCGGTAACCGAATCGAAAGCCAACCATAACCCTAAGAAGATACAGATACAGAATAAGAATATAAATACATCGTCGAAATTCGACGAGTTCTGGCAATGTTGGCCTGCGTCCAAACGCAAGGTCGCAAAGGCAGAGTGCCAGAAGAAGTGGGCGAAGGGTGGGCTGGACTCTGTGGCTGAGACCATCATCGCTCAGGTCAACAAGCTGAAGGTTACTGAGCAGTGGACTGGCGGCTTTGAACCTGCACCTCTGACGTACATCAACCAACGTCGTTGGGAAGACGATGCAGGCACGCCAGCCGTAGGTCGGAGGGTCATATGACACCAGTGGAACGTATGCTGGGTATGCTGACCAAGGTCAAGGGTCGCAATGGGTCTTGGACTGCCTGCTGTCCTGCGCACAATGACAAGGGGCCATCACTTGCCATCCGTGAGACAGAAGACGGTCGAGTGTTGCTTCACTGCTTTGCAGGTTGCGAGACGTTGAGCGTGGTGCAGGCATTAGGCATGGACATGACAGACCTGTTCCCACCTGACGACAAGCGCCGCGAGTACCCAGTCGAGGGCAAGAAGAGTTTGAAGCCTGCGTTTTATGCCAGCGACCTGATGCGAATCATTTCGTTTGAAGCATTGGTGGTTGCCATCTGCGCTTACGACATGAGTCAAGGTAAGAAGTTAAGCGAAGGCGATAGAGAGCGAATGAAATTATCACAACAGCGAATTGAAGAGGCGGTGAAATATGCAAATGTCTGACGTACACAAAAGAGCGCAAGAACTTGACGAGGCTCGTCGTATTCGTATTGTCAAACCAGACGAGGTTGACTTTGAGAAATACCTCAAGGCCAATGACGTGGCCCAAAAGGTTAAGAATGCGGGCGAGTTTTTGGATGACATTGAAGCTGAGATTGCCAACCCAGTAGCGGATGTGTCTCAGACCATGCCTTGGACGAAGACCCATGCAGGGTTTCAGTTTCGCGCAGGTGAGGTGACTTTGTACGCTGGCGGCAATGGCGGCGGTAAGTCGATGGTGACGGGCCAGATTGCGATGGGTCTCATTAAGCAAAAGCAGAAGGTGATGATTGCTTCGTTCGAGATGAAACCAAAGCGCACGCTGTTTCGTATGCTCCGCCAGTTTGCTGGTGAGAACATTGACTACCCTCGCTATACAGACAAAGCCAGATACCTATCTGCATTGATTTTGCGCATGAGAACTTTTGCTCATGCAAACCTGTGGTTGTATGACCAGCAAGGCACGGTGACTGCACAGCAAGTCATTGCGGTATCTCGTTACAGCGCAGTTGAGTTGGGCGTGCAACACATCTTCATTGACTCGCTGATGAAGTGCGTGTCTGGCGAAGACGACTACAACGCGCAAAAAGCATTCGTTGATGAGTTGACATCGTTGGCCCGTGACCACAACGTCCACGTTCATTTGATTCACCACATCCGCAAATTGCAGAGCGAGGAAATTAAGCCCAACAAAAACGACATTAAAGGCTCAGGCTCAATCAGTGACCAAGTGGATAACGTCCTCATGGTTTGGCGCAACAAGAAAAAAGAACACGATGCACAGAATGGTTCCGTTGACCCGATGATTCCTGATGCCTACCTGATGTGCGAGAAGCAACGAAACGGTGAGTCAGAGGACTGGTACTCACTTTGGTATCACAAAGACAGCCAGCAGTTTGTTGAAAACCATGACTCTATTCCGATGTCGTTTGACAACGGGGGAAGGTTTTGAATTATGGGCAGGAGGGCGAAGGAGAAGATGAACATCGTCACCGTTGTCTCGTTCGGGGAATCATCAAGATGCGGATTGAAAATCGCGATAGCGCGTACCGTTGGCTCAATGGTTACGTTGACGAGCGTGGGAAGCGCCACAAGGGATGGAATGAACTTCATCCCAAGTCCCGCCTTGAAGCGGACATTAGAGACCAATGGGTTAAAGGTAACAGAGGTAACGAAGGAGAATGGAAATGAAATTTAAAAAATTAACCAAGGTTAAAGAAGATGTTATTTTTATTGACCCCGTAACAATGGAAAAAATATGCTCATTAAATGAATGCATTAATAAGTTTGACACTGTTACCGAGCAGACATTTAAAAGAATGAAGCGCGGTGTGGAGTTTGACCTTGTCCAGCAATTTCATGTTTGTAACGAGTGTGGTCGTAGACACGCCTCACACACGGACAAGCACAAAAACTATAGCAATTTTGTATCTGCTTGCCGTGACAACTTGATTCCTCTTTCGCAAACGAGAAAATTGCATGATTGAAATAACACTACCTTGGCCCCCCACGGTTAACACTTACTGGCGCAACGTCAACGGTCGCACCGTCATCAGCGCAAAGGGGCGCGAGTACCGTAAGGCTGTTGCTGACCAAGTGTTGATTCAACGTGCCGCCAAGCACATCGACTACGCGGTGAAGGTTGAGATACAAGCCTTCCGCCCAGACCGTCGTCGTCGCGATTTGGATAACCTGCTGAAGGCGTTGCTTGACTCCATGACTCACGCTGGCGTGATGCAGGACGATGCACTTATTGAAGACCTGCGCGTGTATTGGGCAGACGAGATTGGCGGTATGGTCAAAGTAACCATAGAGGGGGTTTTATGAATTGGATTTTGTCGTTGGTTGTTGTGTACTTTTTGTTTGCAGGAGACCCACCATTGATTGACATCCTGCATGACCACGTCACGCAATACTTAAAAGAAAAAGAAAAGAGCCGCACATGAAAACCGAACCAGAATTGATTGACATTTATGCAATGTTTATTGTGATGGGGCTAATGCAAAAACCACACAAAACAGCCAAGTCAAAGATAGATATTGCCTACGAGGCTTATGAGCAGGCGCAGGCGATGGTGGATGTTCGAGAAGATTTTGTCAACAAAGGGGGTGACTGATGGATACATTGTTCAACGTCGTTGGTTTGTTTTTTATGTTATCTGGAATTGTTGCTTGGGGAATTGGTATTTTTTTAGTGTGGTACTACTGGCTATGTCAGCCTACAAAGGGGGAGTAAATGTTTAACACGTTTGGAGAATTTTTTTGGGCATTCATGTCACTGTCTGGATTTATGTTTTGGATAAGTGTCGTGATTTTTGTTGGTATGGTAATCAAGCGCAATCGCGCAAAAAAAGGAAGGATTTTTTATGAGTGAAGACAGAGACCCGCACAAGGCGGTGGACTACATCTTGAAGCACGCCGCGCTCTTTGCTAAGGCGAAGGCAGAGCGCACATACATTGAGGAATATCGCAAGTCATTGAAATCAATTTTGATGAAGCGAAGCATGGAAACCGCCATTGGGGCGCAAGAGCGCGAAGCATACGCGCACCCTGAGTATGTGCAGTTACTTGATGGATTAAAAGAGGCTGTGCTTATTGAGGAACGCCTCAAGTGGGACATCACGGCGGCGACATTGCGCGTGGAAATATGGCGAACAGAACAAGCAAATAACAGAGCAGAAGGAAGGGCAACAATATGAAAAAGATTTTTATTGCAGTGTGCGCAGTGAGCGCATTGGCTGGGTGTTCATCTAACAAGGAGCCGTATGTCACGGCACAAAACCTCATCATGGACAGGAACATTCAACCCTTGTCTCGTGGTGAGCAGATTGACGCCATCAAAGATTGTCAAGAGGCTGGCCTACGCGCCCGCGTGATATACGGCAAGCGCTACGTCAACGGCTACAGCACAGAGACCGTCATCGACGTTTTGTGTTCAAACAAGTATGCGTTTTAATTCTTTTCAATGGGGCGTCCTCCACGGTCTAAGCTGGGTAATGGTTTTGACCGATGGGTGGATAACCCACACGCATTATTTGGCAGTCGCTGGATTTGTTTTGATGATTTATTCAATGTGGAGGATGACCATGAAGAATGATGAAGATGATGAGTTTGACCGCATCGAGAGAGAGCAGGCACACGGATGGCGCAAGCGACAGATTGAAGACCTCAAGCCTAAGACTGGCGAGGAGTTCTACAACGAGTTGCGTAACGGCGTGCTGGAAGAGGTGGCACTTGAGTTTGAAAAGATGCGGAACGGTGGAGACACCGTTGCCTCGTTTGTAATATTCGTAAGGGGCATGAAGCGTGACTGACAAGCCAAAGACCTGTCAGGTGTGCCGCCTGAACCCAGCAGTGATTAAGGGCAGGAACAGCAACGGCGCACCGCAATGGCGATGCCAGACCTGTCACGACTTGAAGAACCGAATTGGTTTTACCAATAAAAAGCTATGACAACTCTCAAAGAGAAAAAGCACATGAACGCCGTGGCTGAACTGGGGTGCGCGGTATGCCGCAGGATGGGGTACGAGGGTACGCCCGCTGAGTTGCACCACCCAAGGCGATTGGCGGGGGGCTGGGGGCGCTCCAACCACATGAGTGTCATACCACTATGCCCAGAGCATCATCGCGGCGCTACGGGCCTGCATGGCCTTGGAACCAAGGGGTTCGAGAAGCACTACGGGTACGACGAGGCCGACCTTCTCAAAGATACGCTGGAATTGCTAGGTGTTGCTACGGCACAACATTAGGGTTTTCCTTAGAAAATATTTTTAAAAAGTTGTTGACAGCGTTTAATTTGGGGTTAAACTAGCATCACTGACCAAGCAATAGTTGCAAGGCAGGTAACCAAACGAAAGCGAATTATGAAATCAAACGACATCCAACTCACCCAAGTCGACGTACTGGGTAACCTCTTGGCTCAGATTGCTGAGTTGACCAAGCAAGCTGACTCCATCAAGGACGGCATCAAAGACGCCGCTTCTGCTGGTGGCGACAAGGTAGTCGAGGGCAACCTCTTCAAAGCAACATACATTGAGAGCAACCGCTCAGTGGTCGACAACAAAGCCCTGTTGGCTGAGTTGGGCGCGACTGCCGAGCAGATTGCACGTCACACAAAGACCACTGCGGTGTTCTCTGTCAAAGTCACATCACGTTAATCAATTCGGGGCCTCGGCCCCACTTTTAAATATCAACAGCGAAGGAAATTTATCATGGTACGTTACGGTTCATCATCACAGCAAACAGTCTTCCGTGGCACAGAGCCACTCTCTAATGACGTTATTGCCCGTTACGCTCCTAGCGTATTGGCTGAGTCGGCTCACGAGTCACGCGGTGAGCGTTATTCTTTTATCCCTACCATCCAAGTCTTGGACGGTTTGCGTAACGAAGGTTTTATGCCTTACGAAGTTCGCCAGACCCGCGTGCGTGACCAGTCTAAGCGTGAGCATACAAAGCACCTTGTTCGCCTGCGTCATGCAAACTCGTTAGTGTCTACTGAAGAAGTGCCTGAGATTATTTTGGTCAACAGTCACGATGGCTCATCGTCTTATCAATTGTTTGCTGGCGTGTTCCGTTTTGTTTGCTCAAACGGTTTGATTGCAGGCGATGTAATTGATGATGTCCGCGTGCGTCACTCTGGCAACGTGGTTGATAACGTCATTGAGGGTTCGTTCCGCGTGTTAGAGACCTCCAATCAAATCGCCGAGCGCATTGGTGGCTACAAGGCTATTTCTTTGAGTGAGCCTGAGCAACAGTTGTTTGCCAATGCCGCTTTGCAATTGCGTTGGGATGGTCAAGCCCCAGTTGCGGCTGACCGCGTGTTACGCGCAAACCGTTGGGACGACCGCAAGACCGACTTGTGGACTACTTTCAACCGCGTGCAAGAAAACCTTATCAAGGGTGGCGTGTCTGGTCGTAGCGCAACTGGTCGCCGTATGTCTACTCGTGCAGTTGGTGGCGTCAACGAGAACGTCAAGCTGAACCGCGCTCTCTGGTCTTTGGCTGATGGCTTGGCCCAATTGAAGTCCAACACCGTCGACATTGAAGAGTTGGTGGCGGCATAAAAAAGGGGGGCTTCGGCCCCCATAACCAAAACGAAAGCGAATCAGATATGAAACACGCACAAGCAGATTACATCAACGCAGGCTACCGTTACGAGAAGGCCACCAGCGCCGATAAGGCGCGGGCCGTAGCGGAAGGCATCCGCAAGATGCTTCAGGAAGAACACATCACAGACCAGACTGACGCTCGATATTTTGTTGAGCGCGGTCGCAAAGAAGCAAGGGAGACAGCATGAACACCGACCACATTATTCACAACAGCACTACCCAGCGCATGGAGTGCCAGCACTGCGGCTTCAGCGAGGCCATCAAGATGCCTGCGCCCATTGATGCCATCGTGGGCAAGATGGATGCCTTCACAAAGGCCCACGAGGGCTGTAGACGCCCTCAAAGCGAGGCGGTGATGTCTGACTACATCAAGGGCTTCGACGCGGGCTATGGCTACGTTTTGAACGAGATTGAGCGATACATCAACGTGTATCCTACTGACGTGTTTGCGGTGAAGGAGTTGTTGGCCCACCTCAAGATGGAGGGCAAGTCTGATGCAACTTAAATCAACTGTTGAGTTAGACGAAATCACAATTGAATGCGCAAAGGCATTTGATTTTGAGTTTGACGGTAGTAGCACGTTTGACGTGCCAACGCTGAATGCTCCGTCTAACTTTCAAATTGGTTTGATTGTTGGCCCTTCGGGTTCGGGAAAGTCCACTTTGCTTGGTCAGTTTGGGCAAGAGAGACAAGTTGAGTGGAATTCGAGCAAGTCGATATGCTCCCACTTTAGTAGCGCAGAGGTAGCTATGACGCGATTGGGCGCAGTAGGTTTGAACTCTGTGCCTGTATGGGTCAAGCCCTATCATGTGCTGTCTACTGGCGAACGCTTTCGCGCAGACCTTTCGCGTCGATTAGTAGATGGCGCGGTGATTGACGAGTTCACTTCAGTGGTTGACCGCAACGTGGCTAAGTCATGTTCATACGCCACAGCGCGGTACATCCGAAAGGCTGGCCTCAAGAACATCGTGTTCGCCACCTGCCACTACGACATCGTCGAGTGGTTGCAACCAGATTGGGTGTTCGATACAACGGTTGGCGTGCTGTCAACAAGGGGGGTGGAAAGGCGACCAACTATTAAGTTGGAACTCATACCGTCTACCGTTGGGGCATGGTCGCTATTTAGCAAGCATCACTATCTCACAGCAAACATCAATCGTTCTGCGCGATGTTGGGTCGTCGAATGGGAAGGAACGGCAATTGGATTTGCCGCTGTGATACCGATGCCCAGCGGAACCCTCAAGAACGCATGGAGAGGCCATAGGACGGTCGTGTTGCCTGAGTTCCAAGGGTTGGGCTTGGGTGTGCGCATTTCAGACGCTATGGGGCTTATGGTGAGGGCAGAAGGGGGTAGGTACTTCAGCAAATCATCGTCCCCTCGTTTGGGCGAATATCGCAATAACTCGCCATTGTGGAAGCCGACCAGTAAAAACCAAAAGGTAAGAGGTGACGCCAAAAGCCAAAAGAGTTGGACAAATCAAAACTACAGGCTGTCTCATGCCGAGCGCCTGTGTTATAGCCATGAATTTGTGGGTTAGGGAAAGTACCTAGAAAGTAATTTGATAAAGTTGTTGACATCGTTTAACTTGCGGTTATACTTACAACATCGACACAGCAATACCGCATAGTCGATAACAGCGAAGGAAACAGTGAAATGAAATATCAATACAACGATGGAGGCCGCAAGGCCGCTGGCTTCAAGGGAACCGCAGGCGACTGTGGCGCTCGTGCAATGGCAATCGCACTGGGCCTTGACTACAGCGCGGTGTACAAGGAGTTGGCCCAAGCCAACGCCGACAACGGTCGCGCAAAGTCTGCTCGTAACGGCGTGATGAAAGATGTATACACCGAGGTGTTAAAGCGTTACGGTTTTGTGTGGATGAAGGCTCCACAGTTTGCAGGCCGTAAGGCGCGTTGCAGTGACCTCACAGGCGTGGTCATTGCCAAGCAGGCCCGTCACTTTGTAGCGGTGATTGACGGTGTTGCTTATGACGCATGGGACAGCACTGAGCGCATGGTCTACGGGTACTGGGCCAAGGCGTAAAGCGAAGGGGGCTACGGCCCCCACTAAAAGCGAATCAAAACCGAAAGGAAATTAAATGTCATACCTAGCAGAAATTGAGACCCGCGTAGCAGGCATCCCTTGCATCATTGGTGTCGTTGAGTACATCAGCATCGCTGGCTCCTACAGCCAGAACGCCGCCAGCGATTGGGACTACCACGGCTACAGCGAGAGCGAGTGGGTGGTGTGTGACCGCCGTGGACGCCCAGCCCCTTGGTTGGAGCGCAAGCTGACCGACAAGGACTCCAGCCGCATTGAGTCCGAGATTGCTAAATATCTTGCGGACTAGGGAAAGTACCTACAATTATTTTTAAAATAGTTGTTGTATTGTTTAATTTGAGGTTATACTTACATCACTGCAATAAGCAGGTAACAGCGAATTAGGAGCGAATATGAACACAGCATCAAACCCCTTCAGCGACATGGCTGACGACTTGGACTTCGGCGCACCAGCTAAGTCTTCTGCCAACGAAGTGACTTACTTCGAGCAGGCTTGCCCCAAGTGCAACGGCACTGGTCGCTTCACCTTTGGTTACATCCACGTTCGCTCAGGCGAATGCTTTGCTTGCAAGGGCAAAGGCAAGATGTCTTTCAAGACCAGCCCAGCTACACGCGCTAAGGCCAAGGCCAACGCGCAACGCCGTGCTGTTGCTAAGGTTGACGCGCAAGCCGCCAAGGCCCAAGAGTGGAAAGATGCTAACCCAGCCGAGGCCGCATGGATGGAGTCCAGCGCACCACGTTTTGAGTTTGCCAAGTCTATGTTGGATGCCCTCAACAAATACGGTCACCTCACAGAGCGCCAGATGTCTACCGTCCAGCGCTTGACCGTGCAGGATGCAGAGCGCCAAGCCGCTCGTGCTACAGAGCAGGCCGCACGCGCTGAGTCAGCACCAGTGGTTACCGTCGAGGCCATCGAGGTGGCATTCAACACCGCCAAGCAAGCTGGCGTGAAGCGCCCTAAGTTGCGCCTTGACACATTTGTGTTTAGCCCTGCTGGTGAGAACAGCAACAATGCTGGCGCTATCTACATCAAAAACAAAGAAGACGGTTTGTACTTGGGTAAGGTTATGGGTGGTCGCCTGTTCACATCACGCGACTGCACCGCAGAGGCCGCAGAACGCATCGTAGCGGTCTCCAGCGACCCCAAGCAGGCCGCTGTAGCCTACGGTATGAAATTCGGCGCTTGCTCTGTCTGTGGTCGCACATTGACTGACAGCGATAGCATCGCTCGTGGCATTGGCCCCATCTGCGCAGAGAACTACGGGTTCTAAGGGAAACTACTTAGAAAATATTTTTACAAAGGGGCTTGACCACCCCTTTGTTTAAGTTATAATTACACCATGCACTGAACTTCTCGGTGCTACAACAGCGAAAGAACAGTGAAATGACAAACGCAACAAACGCAACACAATACTCTTGGAAATACTTGGTTTGCTCAATGGCAGTAACAGACCTTGCAGACCTTGAGAGCAATGGCGCAATCCCTAGTGATTGGAAATTCACAATCAAAAACGGCAACACCTTGTACGACGAGGTTGGGTCGTCATGGCGCGAGAGGTCAGACAATACGGTTTATGTGTGCCACAAAGATGCGCCAGAGTCTAAATATCGTTGGTTGCACCCTGACACGATTGTGCAAATTTATAAAGTTTCAGCACAGTAAACCAAACAATCAAAAGCGAAGGAAATCAAAATGATTGGAAGCCCAGAAATCTTGCACAGAAACAAAGCGCCACGCAAGGCAGGCACAGGCGCATTAAAAATCATGCACGTCCCATTGCTCGGTGGCTGGTACATCGTTCGCGGTAAGTACCACACACCAATCAGTGGTCGCTTTGAAAGCCGCGCTGATGCTGTAGTCAGTCTTGCCGCAAAACGCAACAAATAAAACGAATCTTTAACCAACCGAAAGCGAATCGATATGACACACTTTGACACCATGAACACCATCGTCAACCAGTTCTTTGACAACCTGCCAAAGTCCTACGTTGTCTACTGCGACTACATTGCGCACAACATCGTAGGCAACCTGAAGGCCAACGACACTGAGCGCCTGCTTGCCAGCGTCAGCCGCCCCAAGTACGACCTGACCGAGTCTGGTGGCTTTGCCAGCACCAAGAAGACCATTGAGGTGGAAGACCTTAACGGTCGCAAGTACCGCGTGACTGTGGAGGAGGTGAAATGAACAACATGAGCAACCTGTTTGACGAGGTGGAGTCAGAACTTATGAAGCAGTTCAAGGCCATCACACCTGAGCAACTGGCGGAGGACGAGCGCCGCCGTAAGGTCAAGCGTGACTACGAGGCACTGCACACGCCCATCGAGACGGATGAGGACAGGGCAGACAAAGACGAATACCCTGATGATGGAGACGAAGAATGAGAGAAGAAACCTTGCTTCAGAAGGTGGTGATTGGTATAATGTTCATTGCATTCCTCGTGTTCTGGATGTGGGTTCCTGACTTCACGCTGGACGAAGAGGATTGCATGAAACAAGAGTCCAGCGCATACGTTAAGAGACTGTGTAGCGAATCCAAAGCGAAATAGAACCGAGTCGGTTTCAATGCCGACATAACATCAAGCTGGCGAACCCAAAGCGAATCGAATACACTTACATTCATTCGTTCATTCACATGGGGATTACGGGTTATGCCAGAAACCATCAAGAAGGCGGCTAAGAAGCCCGCCAAGACGCCAAAGGCTACTAAGCAAGCCCAAGGTAGCACCACGCCCGTAGAGACGCCTGTAGCCCCGCAAATACCACGCCCTGCTCACAGACCAGTAGAGTACACAGAAGACATAGCAGAAGAAGTATGCTGGAGACTCGCTCATGGAGAGTCACTTGTGTCAATCTGTAGTAGTGAACACCTCCCACACTGCGCGACTATCTATCGGTGGTTGATTCGCTTCCCCGTCTTCTGCGAGATGTACGCACGCGCACGCGAAGACCAAGCTGACACCAACGCTGACGAAATCCTTGCCATCGCTGACGAGATGCCGCCTGAGTACACCGATAAGGATGGGCGCACTTCCCTTGACCAGTCCTACCTCGCGTGGCAGAAGCAACGCATTGAGGCGCGTAAGTGGACGTCAGCCAAGCTGAAGCCTCGCAAGTATGGCGACCGTGTGGCGCTGGAAGGGGTGGAGGGCGGAGCCGCCATCAAGACTGAAGACACCAACGCCAACAAGTTCCTTGAAGTCATCCGCAACATGGAGATGACTAAGCGTGCTGGCTGAGATACTCGAAGACCCAGAAGTGCAGGCGGAGTTCAATGCCCGCTCCGAGCATGACCGTATTGCATACATCGCTCACGCATCGTGGGTAGCCAGCGCTCACCGCTACCAGATACCTCCACCATTGGAGATGGACTACACCGTCTGGATGATGCTGGCAGGGCGCGGAGCAGGCAAGACACGCTCCGCCGCTGAGGCTCTATGGTGGTGGGCATGGACGCACCCCAACTCACGTTGCCTTGTACTTGCGCCCACATCGAATGACATCAAGTTCACCTGTTTTGAGGGACAGAGCGGACTACTCGCCTGCATACCTGACGAATTGGTGATTGACTACAACAAGCAAGACCACCAGATAAAGCTGTCCAATGGTTCCATTATCCGTGGCATCAGTGGTGACTCATACGAGCGCCTGCGTGGCCCACAGTTCCACTTCGCATGGTGTGACGAGTTAGCCGCCTTCCAATACCTCGGTGCTGGTGAGGCGTGGGACATGATGATGATGGGTCTGCGTTTAGGTGACCGACCTCGTGTCATCGTCACAACGACACCGCGCCCAAAAGATTTGATTGTTGACTTAGTCGGGCGCGAAGGTGACGACGTGGTGATTGACCGCGCCAGCACCTACGAGAACGAAGCCAATCTTGCCTCGACCTTCCGTAACCAGCTAGAGCAGTACAAGGGTTCCAAGCTGTACGAGCAGGAGGTGATGGGTATGCTCGTTGACCTTGAAGACGGCAAGGTGGTCGGGCGCGATATGTTCAAGCTGTACCCAGCCGAGAAGCCCTTCCCCAAGTTTGAGTTCATTGTCCAAAGCTACGACTGCGCTTTCAGTGACAAGGAATACAACGACCCGACCGCCATGACAACGTGGGGAGTCTTCAAGCCCCTCGATGGCCCGATGTCTGTCCTGCTCATCGACTGCTGGGCTGAACACCTGACCTTCCCCCTGCTCAAGCCCAAGGTGCTAGAGGAGTGGCGCGTCTCCTACGGTGAAGGCAAGGACGCCAAGCGACCCGACCTGATACTCGTGGAGGACAAAGCCGCTGGCATCTCC